CCACCTATTACACACAAACCAATTAAGGAGAAAAAGTGGCAACCACAGTAATCACCGGTCGCGACGTCTCGTTGTCTTTCACAGGTGGAACGGACATCGACGCCCAAGCAACCAACGCGGTTCTTACAAAGACCAACGTTCGCGAGACTTATCAGACTCTCGATGGCGAGGCTTACAAGACAGTTAACATTGAAGGCACATTCCAACTCGATATGCTCGCCGACTGGGGTAAAGCTAACTCAGTATGCGAAGCACTTTGGGCCGCAGCTGAATCCGCACCTGATACAACAATCAGCGTAACAATGACCGCCGCAACTGGCGCTCAATTTGTTTTCCCAATTCTTCCAGAGTTTCCTACCGCTGGCGGTTCTGGAATCGACGCACAAACAGTATCCTTCACCTTTAAGATTTCAAAGGGCGAAGTAACAGAGACATTTAGCTAAGAGGGAGATCGGGAGATGAAATTAGCAATCACAATTAAATACACCAATGGCGAGGAAGTCACCTACAACGCCGGACTCCCTGAGTGGGCGAAGTGGGAACGCAAAACTGGCAAGTCGATTTATTCGATGAAGGATATTTCGGCCTACCAACAAGCGGACTTCCTCGACCTAGCCTACTTTGCTTACAAACGCGAAGCGGCAGGAAAGCCGACTAAATCCCAAGAGATATGGGAGTTATCGGTTGAAGAAATGACGATAGGAGATGAAAGCCCAAAAGCTTCGAATCCGGAAGCATAAACCGACTCATAGTTGAGATCGCGATAGCAACCGGAATCCCGATGAGCGAGTGGACTGACATCGACCAAGTATTAACGGCGATTGAAATACTGAAGGAGCGCAAAGGTAATGGCAGATGAGCCGATTTCCTATGACAAGCGCCAACTTAGGTCAATCATTACCGCCTTCAAAGCGATGGACGATGAAGCTGTTGATGCGGCTAAACGCGAAAGTTTTGCGCTGGCTCAATACGCAGCCAACGAAGTCAAAGCCTACGGAATCACTCGAACCTTTGGACAAGCCGTTGTCGATCGCATTACAAGTGGCGTTAAAGTTTCCAAAACCTCGAAGATTGGCGAGCTCTCTTACGGATTTGCGTCTCAGCGTTTCTCTGGTGGAGGATCAACTAAAGACCTCTGGGCAGGTTACGAATTCGGATCTAATCGTTATCGTCAGTTCCCACGACGCACTCCCCGTAAAGGTCGAGGAAATTCTGGCTATTTCATCTATCCAGCACTTCGCAAAATTCAGCCTGAACTAATTCGCAAGTGGGAAGAAGCATTTAGCAAGATTATTGGAAAGTGGGATGATTAATGGCCGGAAGTAGAACGCTTAAGTTATCCATCCTTGCCGACGTTGATGACCTTAAAAAGAAACTAGACGTAGGCTCGAAAGAAGTTGAAGGCTTTGGCGGTAAGTTAGAGAAGTTCGGCAAAGTCGCCGCTGCCGCTTTTGCTGCGGCTGCTGCCGCTGCTGCTGCCTATGCTGGCAAGTTAGCGATTGAAGGCGTCAAAGCTGCGATTGAAGATGAAGCAGCTCAAAAGCGATTAGCCACCGCACTTGAAAGCGTTACAGGCGCAACAGAAGCGCAAATTGCCGCTATTGAAGATCAAATACTCAAAACCTCATTAGCCACCGGAGTCGCTGATGACAAACTTCGCCCAGCACTCCAGCGTCTAGCGACTGCGACTGGAGACCTTACTAAATCTCAAGATTTATTACAATTAGCTTTAGACATTTCGGCTGCTACGGGCAAAGATGTAGAAACTGTCTCTAATGCCTTAGCGAAAGCTTATGAAGGCAATACGGGGGCTTTAAGTCGTTTAGGCGTTGGTCTTTCGGCTGCTGAAATTAAAACTTTAGGGCTAGAAGGAGCAGTCGAGCAATTAGGTAAAACTTTTGGTGGAGCTGCAGCCACACAAGCCAACACTTTTGAAGGTCAAATAAACAGACTAAAAGTTGGTTTTGATGAAGCTAAAGAATCTGTAGGAGCGGCATTATTACCAGCGTTAAAAAACTTACTTGACTATTTTACAAACACTTTAATTCCTAAATTTATTGAGGCTAAAAACAAAGCAATAGACCCAATTAAAAAAGCCTTTGAAGATAATAAAGAAACCCTTGAAGATTTATGGAAATTTATCAAAGACTATTTAGTGCCTATTTTTGAGAAGGTTTTAGTAAATGCAATTGAAAACGCTGGTAAGGCGATAGCTGGCATAGTGACAGTCGTTTCCAAAGTATTTAATGGCATTAGATCCGTCGTCGATAATGCGATTGACGGCATAAATGCCTTTATCAAGGCATATAACGCAATTCCAATATTGCCAGACATTAAAACAATTACGAAGCCTGGTTGGGTTACAGGAACGACAACCGGAGCAATTGGCAACTATCAAATGAGCACCGGAACACTTATAAGCACTCCTACTCCGATAACTCCAGTCGTCACAAACACAAATCCAATAACTCCAGCAATTACTCCTAATGCAATCATTACTCCAGAAATCATTCCAAGCGGTAATGCAATTCCATCAAATTTCAACGTCGCAGCTGTTCGCGCTGGTGAGGAACGCGGAAATGTCACAGTTAACGTAATGGCTCCGAGCGCTATTGACGAAGAAGGATTTACTCGAGCTGTCGTCTTAGCTCTTAACAACTCAACCAATCGCGGCACTACTGGTGCTGGCGACCTACGGACTAACGCTCAAATTCTATGACCGCTTGGACGCCCGTATGGAGAGTGAGAGCTAACGGCGATACTGTCACCGGCGTAACTCTTGCGAATCTAAGTATCACATCTGGCCGAACAGATATTAACTCGCCTACCCCTGCTGGCTATTGTTCTTTGCAACTTATTAACACAAATAACAGCGTTTATAGTTTTGCTGTTAATACTTCTATTCTTATCGAAGTCCAAGATTCAAATGGCGATTATGTAGCGCTCTTTGGCGGTCGCATTTCTGACCTTCGCCAAATTGTTACAAGTGCGGGATCAGAAGCCGCTGTAACAACAATCAACATCACAGCCACCGGAGCTTTAATCAGACTCCAACGGGCGACCTTTGATGGCAACTTGGCTCAAGGATTAGACGGCGCACAAATCACCGACCTACTAGATGATTTATTGTTGGCGAGTTGGAACGAACTCCCACCCGCCGAGACTTGGGCTACTTACGAACCAGCTACAGAGACTTGGGCTAATGCTGGAGATATTGGTTTAGGCACTATTGACGCTGGCCAATATACGATGGTTAGCCGACAAATTACCGACCAAGTCATTTCTAACATCGCCAATCAAATTGCTTCATCCGCTTTGGGGTATTTGTATGAGGATGCCAATGGCAATATCAACTACGCCGATGCAAGCCACCGACAGGATTACCTAGTTGCCAACGGATATACCGACCTCGATGCTAATCACGCAATTGGCGCAGGAATCGGGATAGTTCAGCGTCAGGGCGACATAGCCAACAAAATCATTATTGACTATGGCAATAACTTTAATTCACAATACATCGCCCAAGACACTGTGTCACAAGCCACTTATGGCCTTTATGCTGAGCAGTTTTCGAGTTATCTCAAAAACGCAGCCGACATTGAGGATATGGGCGACAGGCTTATTCAGCTTCGTTCCTATCCTCGCTATCTTTTCCAATCCATAACTTTCCCACTTCAAAACCCTGAGATTGACGACGCGGATCGAGATGCCCTGCTTAATATCTTTATGGGTCAACCCATCCGAATCACTAATCTTCCGCCACAAATGCTTGGTGGCGAGTTCACTGGTTATGTAGAGGGATGGACGTTTAGGGCGTCGGTCGGTGGGCTTTCGGTTACATTCAACGCTTCACCCACAGAGTTCTCGGCTGTAGCCCAACAATGGGCGCAGGTCAACGCAGCAGAAAGCTGGAATAGTGTGCTTAATACCTTAGAATGGCAGGACGCGATAGGAGTGATTAGTTAATGGCAACGACAACCAATTTTGGGTGGGAGACCCCAGACGATACCGATTTGGTCAAGGATGGCGCTCTCGCCATTAGAACACTTGGATCGGCAATTGACACTTCTTTAGTCGATCTTAAAGGTGGAACGACTGGCCAAGTTTTATCCAAGACTTCTAATACAGATATGGATTTTACTTGGGTTACTAGCGATGATGCCAACGCAATTCAGAACGCCATCGTTGACGCTAAAGGTGATTTAATTACTGCAACGGCAGCAGATACTCCAGCTCGTTTAGCAGTAGGCACAAACGGCCAAGTCTTAACAGCCGACTCAACAACGGCTACAGGTTTAAAATGGGCTGCTCCAGCGGGCGGTGGAAAAGTGTTGCAGGTAATATCAACCGAACTAACCGGCACATTCACGACAACTTCGTCAACCGCAACGGACGTAACAGGATTATCCGTTTCAATAACACCGAGCTCAGCGTCAAGCAAGGTGTTAGTTCACTATAATCTAGCTTTATATAATGCGGCTGGAACAGGTATTTCATTTATGAATTTGGTTAGAGGCTCTACTGCTTTGTCACAAGGAACCGCAAGCGGTAGCAGAATTGTTGCAACTGGAGGCATTGACGGGACTAATAATTATGGCCCGCAACCCGCTATTGCTGGAAATTATTTGGACTCTCCAGCAACTACTTCGGCAACGACCTATAAAATTCAAGTATGGGCGCCCAATGGGACGACGACAGCAGTAAATAGATCCGTTGAAGATAGCAATCAGTCAAATCGCCCCCGCTTTGCGTCAATTATTACAGTAATGGAGATTGGAGCGTAAAATGGATTTAACTTTAATTTTAAATTATTTAAGACCAAAAGAAGAGTGGAAAATGTCGAATAATGATTACGATACTCTGGAGTGGTTATCAAATACAAAAAAACCAACATTGAAAGAAATTGAAGATGCGGAATCTGCGGCATTAGCCGATTTTGAATTGAAAATTCAACAAGTCGAAGTCAAACGCGAAGCAGCTTTAGCCAAACTTCAAGCGCTTGGTTTAGATGTCAATGATTTGAAAGCGCTCGGTCTTGGCTAAACTTTGTAAAGCTGGGCAACAACTCAGAGAGCAGATAGACGATGATTATCCTGATCGCGATCGTAAGTCTGATGGTTGGGTGGCTGATGCTCGTCACGTTGCCAAAGGCACTTCTGACCATATTCCAAGAGACGGAATCGTTAGAGCTTTAGATATAGACGCCAATCTCAACGCGCATCCTGAGGAAACTTATGCGCTGGTGGAAAAGATTCGCAAGTGTGCCAAGCGCGGAGATAAGCGCATTAAATATATTATTTACGATGGCAAGATTATGAGTCCTATATTGGGATGGAAGCGCCGGAAATACAAAGGCGCTAACCCTCACCGCTCGCACTTTCATATTAGCTTTACAACTTTGGGAGACAATGACGGCAAATGGTTCGATCTTGAAGGAGACAGAAATGAGCGACTTAAAGAAGATGGCGGAAAGCTGGGCCAAGACATTCCTAGCAACAGCCCTAGCAACCTATCTCGCGGTGGGTTGGGATGTCGATGCGATTGCAAATGCGGCGCTGGTATCAGTCTTGCCTAGCATTATCAACTGGCTCAACCCTAATTACGAGCGTTACGGCAAAGTCCGGTAATGGATGCAAATACTATCGCTGGATTCGTAGCTTCGGTTCTCGGATCAATCGCTTTACTAATCGCTGGCCTTCGTTACATAATCAAATTAGAAAATATCCCCATAGTGTCGCGCCTTGATAAAATGGAGTCTCAGTTAGAATTAGCCCTATCGAAGAAGGTGGGGGCTAATGGCAACAAGAAAGCGCGTTAAGAAGCCGGTCAAGAAAACAGCTAAATCTCGCCGCACAGTTAAAGAGCTGCCTACCAAGCTTGATTTCTGGGCGATTGCCTGTAAAGAGATTTACGAGACTTGTCGCCGTAATGGAATGGATGAAGGCTTGGCTCTTGCTTTTGCTATGGATCGAAGCGCTTGGCCTGATTGGGTAATCGACCCACAAGATCCGATTAGAAAAATCGGGTGGGAAGATGGCGAGGAAGACGTCTAATTTACCTTCGCGAGGTCGAGTTATTCGAGGCTCTTAAGTCGCTTTATCCGGACTTAACGCCACTATCGGCGACCGACCGAGCTGACGGCATTACCCACGACGCCTATATCGAGATGAAGTGCCGCCGCACTCATTACCCCACTCTTTTGATTGAGAAGAAGAAATGGGATTATCTGGCCGATATAAGGGCTAGAACGGGCGCTCGGACGCTTTATATCAACTCCACCCCACAAGGGGTCTATCAGTTCGATTTAGGGGCTATAAACGAGCCTGAGTGGGAATTAAAGGCCCTTCCAGATAAGACCGACTTCGCCAACAGCGGCAAGGTTGAGAAGCTCTGTGGCTTCCTAGATATCCGACACTCCGAACTCTTACTTGTCTAAATAGATTTAATTAAATACATTTATCCCGTAAATCCATTTAAGGGTTACAGAACGGGAGAATAAGTGATAAATAATCCAGCAGTAATTCGATTTGATTCTACTTCTGGCGCTTGGTCTGACGGTAAAAATTACGTTAAAGGCCAGATTATTCGCAGATACGCAATCGAATCGCTAGGTAGAAAATCAGTGAGAGGGCGGTTAAGCCGCGAAGAAATCTCAGCCTATTGGCTAGATCGATTCGGGGTGAACGCTGATGTCCAATAATTTTACAGCTGAACAAATAGCAATTATTTGCATTGGTTTATTTGTAGGCGGTTTATGGATTAGTGGCCTAATTGAATCGGCAAAAGCCAAAGCTTTTAACGAAGGTTACAAAAGAGGACGGAGTAGCTTGAATGTCAGAGAGATCGTTAAGTGACTGGCTCTCGGATGCTGGTAACACCCTCGATGACAGGGGGCTCGAATATGGTGATCCGAGATTCAATCTTTTACGCATTTTCAAAATCGCGAGGCTGCTCGGTATTCAGCTCAGAGACCCAGCTGACGTGGCGCTCGTCTTTATCGCGACAAAACTCAGCCGAATGGTGGAAAGTCCAGAGCGCGAAGATTCGTATCTCGATCTCATTGGATACGCCGCTATCTTGGGTCGATGCCGATTTTCTACACCGGAAGATTGGGATGACGTTGAGTCTGACTCGCAACTATAACCAGCATCAGTGGTGCGATATTTGTAAAAGTCGCTACGGACAAATGAAAGATGGCACTTGGCACTTAAAAGCCCAGACGCCGGCTGTATGGAAAGTGCAAAGTGAAACCCCTATCCGAAAGGCTCAAGTGAGGTTCTATTGCCAACCTTGCGCCGATGAGGTGCAGAACTGGCCGGACGGAACGTTTTGGTCATTAAAAGAGCAACTAGAAATGGCGATCGATGAGTTCGCCGGACGGGAGAAGTTAAATGTCGAATTACCTTGATGATTATGTAAGTGTCCAAGACCGATTGAAAGAGTTTATAAATGAATATCCGCATTACAGAATTAAAACCCACGTCCTTGAGGAATCGCTTACGCCTAACTGTGATGTCTATATTGTTAAGTGCGAGCTTTATCGGACTGAAGCGGATGCTGCGGCTTGGACAACCGGACTTAGTTCGGAATCAAAGTCAAAGCAATACGCTTTGGAACTTGCGGAAACTGGCTCTCTTGGACGAGCTCTTAATCTCGCTGGATATTTTGCAAAGCCAAGCCCTAGCCCAAAGAAACCAATTCAGACGACCAAGCCTGAACTCGCCGAATTTATCAAAGAGACAAGACCAAACGACCCTGAACCGATTGTCTGGGATGTTACGGCTATCGCAGAACAATTCGGAGCGGAAGTAGTCGATGAAGTGCCGCTATGTGCTGAAGGTTGTGGCCCGATGATTCTTAAACAAGGCACAAAGGAAGGTAAAGAATATCGCGGCTGGGTATGCCCAAGACCGAAATCCGGCCATCCTGCTAGATGGATGAGAATTGGATCAGATGGCAAATGGGTATTTCAGAAATGAAAGACGCTCATCCCTTCAAATGTGGGCCTTGTAAGAAGGTGACAGTCCACAGCTATATCACTAAATACGATAGCGAGATAACCGAAGGCGATGAAGTCTGGTTAATGGAGTGTCAGAATTGCTTCGAGCAGCGCCTATTTGATCCCGTAGATCGAGTGATTAATCGAGAGGATGAGATAGGCCGCTGTGACCAATGTGGCAATTACAAGATGAAGAACGCTAAATGCCGAATCTGCCGGATAGCTGATGGGCAAGAGCGCATTAAAGAACGCTATTGGAACGGCAACGCCACTCTTGAAAGATTTATAGATGCCGATATATGAGTTCAAGTGCGATAAATGTGAAGCCATTACGGATGTCGCACTCGGCTTTGATGCTCCCAAAGAAGTAATCTGTCAGAATTGTGGAGTAAGGATGTGGCGAGTATGGACGCCAACACCGACCCATTTCAAAGGAGACGGATGGGCGAGCAAGGAGAAATAAAGCGAAGAATCCACTCAATCAGATATATCCGGCAGATGCTTGAGTGGGGCTTTGATAAAGAGTTTATAGCCCGAGATATGGGCATAAGCCTAAGTTCATTAGAAACCAGATTAAGACGAGCGAAAGTAAGGGAGCAGAATGACAATCAAAGACCTGAGCTTGAAACTAGCGGCAATAAGCCTATTAGCAGACCAAGCAAAACGCCTGAAAGACGAACTCAGAGCCGAACTCAAGACCGAAATGGACAGTCTAGGAGCTGATCGAGTAAAGGCTGAATTAGGCGATGAGGTAATCGCATACATAACAACCACTAAGCCAAAGTTTAAGTGGATTATTAAATCGGAGCGTAAGTTCGTTGAATGGGTGAAAGCCAATGTGCCTAGTGAAATAGTTGAACAGGTAAGAGAATCTTCGGTTGATGCGATATTGGATAAATTCAATTATGTTGATGAGTTAGTTATTGATCCCAATGGTGAACCGGTTGATTGGTTAGAGGGTAGCGAGTCTGAACCTTATCTAACGACTAAGTTTCACAGCGAAGGAAGAGAGAAGCTTAAACAAGCCATAATTGGGTTTAATGGAGCGAATGAGATAGATGTGAGGAAAGTATTGGAGTTAGAGTGAAGATTGGTTCGCTTTGCTCGGGTTATGGTGGCCTAGATATGGCCGTAGAAGCCTATTACAACGCTGAAACTGTGTGGATGTGTGATATTGACAAATACTCATCCATAGTCATTAAAGAACGCTGGGGATTACCTAATTTAGGAGATCTTAAATCAGTTGACTGGGCGGCAGTTGAGCCAATAGACATACTTACAGCTGGTTATCCCTGCCAGCCTTTTAGCACCGCTGGACAAAGAAAAGGATTAGAAGATGAGCGCCATATTTGGCCGTATATCAAAGAAATTATTAGCACATTACAACCCAAGCGAGTCATCTTGGAAAACGTCAGAGGACATCTCACTCTCGGATTCAAAGAAGTTCTCAAAGACCTTACCGAAATTGGGTATGACGCAAAATGGGCAATTGTTCGAGCTAGTGATGTCGGAGCACCCCATCAAAGAGCAAGACTCTTTGTTATTGCTGGGCACACCCACAACAGCATTAACGGGAAGATCGAAACGCTTCAGAAAGAACGCATCGCCCAATCCGCAAGAGTTAGCGGAGAATTTACTTCTCACCCCAACAGCAGTAATGGGGGAATTCCATCATCAAACAAAAAACGATCTACTTCCTACCCCAACAGCAAGGGATTTCAAGGGTCCCGGAACGCGTTCAATGACCTTACCGATGGCCCTCTTACCGACTCCAACAGTCAGACAAGTGAGCAATTACGACGAACCCATAGATCAGTTTCTCAATCGCGAAATGAGATCATCAACGGGTCAAATAGGCAAAAGCGTTGGGATCGCTTTGAGATTACAGAAAGAGAAATACCGAATCCATTGGATCAGGGTAAATTAAATGCTAAATTTGTTGAATATATGATGGGATTGCCGGTTGGTTGGGTGACTGATTTGGATATATCTCGCTCACAACAACTTAAACTTTTAGGTAATGGGGTAGTTCCTCAACAAGCATATTACGCGATTGACAAGTTAGAAAGCCTCTGACCTGCGATTATGTTACTCTACTTGACAACTGTGTTACCATCTCGCCATAGCGCGGGCGCAGAGCTGGCCCTAAAGCGGAGGTTGAGGGAGGGCCTTTGTCTTCGCCTGATGGCTACGACGCTAATCGCAGCTCTGATTACAATAATAAATCCAACGCCATCAAAAGCAGATATGAATCTAAAACTATATGCTTACAACTTACTTAGTTGGCGAGAGTTTCAATGCTTTAACTGGCTTATTCATTACGAGTCTCGATGGAATCCAAATGCTAGGAATGGCTCTCACTATGGGCTGGGCCAAATGCGTTCCACTTGGTATAGAGACCTTAGCCCTCAAGGTCAGATAAGAGCATCCATTAAATACATACGCCACAGATACGATGACAGTTGCAAAGCCCTGCAACACTTTGAAACTAAGGGCTGGCATTGAGTCACAAGAGATATAACTCAGCCTATTATCAAAGAGTTCGCAGACTGGTATTAGAACGCGATTACTTCACCTGCCATTACTGCGGACAAGAAGCCAACACAGTCGATCACTTGATACCCATTAGCAAAGGTGGAACTGATGAAGCTACCAATATGGTTGCAGCTTGTATCAAATGCAACAGCGGCAAGCGCGATCGTATGACCCCTACCTTTTTTGAGCGCACACCGAAACCCAC